AAAAAAAAAGAAAAATATATTAAAAGATAGTTATTTATATTTAGATGTACTAGGATGTACTGGTGAATTGACATGGTACACTCCAGAAAACTCCCAGCAAAGGATCGAGCTGCATTCGCAGCCCTGTATCCAGAAGAGCATGCAGCCGCTATTGCCGCCGAAGAAAAGCTGAAGGCCCTCTTCCAATCCGGTGCCCTGCGAGGCATCGTGCAGTACGGCACCTTGCCGCCCAGGATCAGGCCGGTGCCAGTTGGCATCTCCGAGAAGGGGGTAGCCTGAAATGGTAAAATCCAGGAGCGAACTTGAGGGCACTGCAGCCCTCATTTTCGAAACACTTGAACGAGATTTCAGGCCCTGCGAGGTCGTTTACATCCTCTCAGAGTTGACCAGGCGGCAGAGCCTTGCGATGCTCCAGAGAGAGCAGGAGGCGATCTGAGATGTGCACCCTTCCTCAAACGCTAACTGTAGAGCACATCTACGGCGCTCAGTCCGAGCCCCTCAAGATCAAGGTCGAAAAGAACTCGCGTGGCTACAACTGGGAGATTTGCTGCACAGGCTCCGATATGGCCGAGATCCTCTCCAAGATCCGGGCTGCTGATGCAGCTCTGAAAAATGAGTACGGGGTGGCCTGAGATGTGGGTCTACATCAGCACTGAAAAACATCTCTGGACTGTTGGATTTTATTCGCCAGACGGTGAATGGCATACAGACAGCGATCATGACATCCGCGAGGATGCCGCAAAACGATGCAACTGGCTGAACGGCGGGAAGGGGGCCTGAGATGGCCGCAGCCCAACAACTCCAGCAGCCTACCAGAGAAGCCAACCTACCCGAGCAGCTCCAGGAAGCTGCCAGGGAGTTCAACCATCCCTGCTCTTGCAGCGCTGCGCAGCCCTGCAGGCCAGAGGACCTGGCCAAACTTGCCGCCAAGCTCTGCCAGGTCATGCAGGCCTGCGCCGTAGTCCCGAAAGACAAACAGAACCCGCAGCAGCACTACAAGTACGCAAGCAGCGATGCAGTCCTGGAGAAGGCCAACCCGGCCTTTGTATCCGCGGGCCTTGCGACAGTCTATGAGCTGCAGGTCCTGGATCGCCAGCCACGCACTACAGGATCTGGTGGTATGTGGGAGCTGTGCACAGTCCTGGCCCGGCTGACTATTATAGACTCGGAAACCGGCGCGAGCATCCAGACGGATGGCATTGGCCAGGGCTATGACGGCGGAGATAAGGCGCTGTCGAAGGCTCAGACGCAGGCCCGCAAGTACGCTCTCCTCCTGGCCCTGAACATCTCGACTGGAGATGACCCGGAAGCTGACGATCGCACGGAGAAGGCCCAGGTCCCGGCCATTTCCTGCAGGAAATGCAAAGGCTCTGCAGCATTCGTCAAGGATGACGAGTTCGACGGCAAGCCTGTCAAGATTTACTTTTGCGAAAAGTGCCGGACAGAAACCAGGAGGCCAGCATGACCCCAAAAGAGCAAATCATCCGCCTCAAGCGTCTTCTCTACCGCGAGGCGGCCATGAACCTGCTGAACTTCCAGCGAGCAGAAGGTGAGGAGCGTCGCTCCTGGGATGACCTCTCACCAGAAGAACAAGATGCTCGGATGGATTTCGCAGAGCACAACCTGATGATGGAGGATCCGGAGGTGTTCGCATGAGTGAAGTTTCAGTCCTTGTTAATATGGGAGAGGGCCCGGCCCCCAATGAGGCCCAACTCACCCGCTATTGCAGGAGGTGTCATAGAAAATTGAAGAATGTTGATTCGATGAAACGGGGCTTCGGCCCGATATGCTTCCTAAGGGAATCCGAGGAGGCTCGAGCTTGATGGACAGATTTGAGGCTTTCAAGAACTCCTTGGAAGGCCTGGAAAACTGCCCGACCGTAACGCCAGATCTGATGAAGCGGTTTGAATCGGCTCAAATGAAGAAGTTGGCAGAGACGACCCTTACCGCTGTTCAGAAGATGGCAATTGAAGCGGAGCTAATCAGATCACCAGGTGCAGGGACTTTAGAGATTATAGCGCATAGCTTGATAGGATCGCCTCATGTCCCGAGCTTGGGAATAACGCTATCAGAGGATCTTCGCAGGGAATTCGCTGCAGAGGCAGATTTTGCAGGCGAGGGAATGTATCAGGCCTCAGAACTTCTCAAGCTGCCTGATTCTGAATTGGCCAGAGCCTATCTGGATGCTATTATCGCATATACACAATCACAGGTGGGATAAGATGCAGTCCAGACCGCGAGATTACCTAATGGATGAGCTGAGGAAAACCGAGAAGAAGCTCGTCCGGGCGAAGAAGTCCGGAAACAAAGACACTGTCGCCTATTGCCGTGCCAGTATCACCGAGCTGCGAAAAGAAATGGAGAGTGCTGAATGAGAACACTTTCGCTCCGCACCCACCATAAAGATAGATATAGGGGTGTGCTACCTCGACTTCGGCTGCATATCTATTATGCAACGGTTCAAATACCAAAAAGAATATTAGGACAGAAGAGAAAGACAGCCAAAGCTACAATAGTCAAGAGCCAGGGTCAACCCCTCAACGTTTTCCAAGGCGACGAGGATCAACCCAGGCTGTATAAGCATGTGCACCGCGAAGCTATTAGCTTTGCGGTTTGTGCGGTTTATGCGGTCCTTCCCTGGCTCGGGAAGGAATCATGGACGAACTTGACAAAATCGATATAGATATATTAAGCAGTGTAGCAAAATATCCTGGACAGCCCATAATCGGTTATCTCAAGCAGTTCTCTGAAAAGCGACGCCTTCGGACGCTGTATGATCGAGTCGCTATCTTGACCGATTGCGGCCTATTAGAGATGAACCGAAATTCTGGGAAAAAGTTCTGCCTGCTGACCATAACAGATGCTGGAAAGGCTGCCATAAGGGGAAGGGAGGATCTTACCTCCTCGCCGGAGGCGTCCTCATGAGTGGGACTGTTTGCGGGCCTATAAATATTTTCTCTGCGGACCGCGCGACGCCTCAACCCAAGCAGCTTGAGCCTGACCATGGATACCGTGGCATCCTCGAATCCGTCACATTGTTGGGCGACGGCCTCGTAAGGGCAGTGTTCTCTGGTCAGCCAATCGATCTGCCCGAAGAGCAAGAGCCGAAGCTCCTGCTATGGCTGGGAAAGCCTACGCGGGTGGCTTTCATTTTCGGTGAATACTATGTTTTCCGATGGAGGCAGCCAGCATGAGCGGACACCTTCTCCACTATCGCCATATCCTCTGCGAAGCACTCGGAGGCCTCGACGATAAAGAGGAGCGCGCGATGATGCAGCGGCTCATCGGGAAGATCGATGCCAGGGAGGGGCTACAATGACCTCCCACTGCATCAATTCCCGCTGCTGCGATCGCCAGGAATGCGATCCAGATGCCTGCGAGAACTTCGTCCCACCACTCAATGAGGCCGAGCCATGCCAGTAGCCGACGAGAACGGCGGAGAGCTGCATCTCCTGGATCCAGATGATTACGATCCAGCCGATCTGAGACCATCACAGGGCCGGGCCGCATTAGCTCCATGGTATCTTCACATAGCGGTATGCGTGGCTATCGTAGCCGCAGTGCTCCTGCCCGCTCTATCGGTGCAGGCTGATGCCGTGGACCTCACCATCACCATCTCCGGAAATAGTTCTGGCCAGGGACTGCACACCATGAGCTTCTCTGGAGAGGCCATCCGGGTAAACGTCTCTCAAGAGAACGAGACTTCCTGGAATGTCACTGCAGACGGGGGCCAGCACGATGATGTTTGAGGCCACCATCGCAGGCGAGTCCGAAGCCGGGAACAATATTCTGAAAGATGTCCAGGCAGAGAACGGCATGCACAGACAGCATATCTGGCTTGATGCTCGGTATCGTGGCCATTTCTCTCAGCCCATGAAGGGCTTGCGAGTCCAGATCTTGGGCAGATATCGCCGCTACCGAGCTGGCCCAAACGGCTGGACTATTGAAAAGATCAGATCTGTGGAGGTGATACCATAGCCTCTCCAGTCCACCAAATCATCAGAGACGCTGCATCCATTCGAGGGATCCTGGATCTATTCGAGGAAAGCGAGACCATCACCACCCGCGAAGCCGCGATGACTCAGCACATCTCTGATCAGTCAGCTCTGCGGCTCATGAAACTCCTGCAGAAGGCCATGATCATCGAGCACCCGACTGCCACCAGAATCATTCTCGGAGTGCCGCAGGAAGTCTCGTGCATCAAGTGGCAACTCACCGCTACGGCCAAACAGGGCCAGATTCCCGGAGCCGAGGAGCTGGCTAGAGGGGCGATGGCATGAGCCAGCGTAATGGAGCAAAGGGTCCGGCACATCGGACCCCCATCTCGCCTGAAGAGCGGAAATGGCATTACAGGCAGCCAATCCCCTGGGCAGCTCGCAAGAAGGCCGGGTCACCTGGAGGGCGGACATGAGCCGCTACAATACTGTCGAGGATCTCATTCCAATCCCTCAAGAGAGGATATTCATCGACGCCATCGTCCTCGATGAGGAGCTGCAGCTCGAAAGGGAGCTTTACTGGGAGGAGATGGCCCCAATCGATGCGGCCTGGGCGAATATCCTGCATCGGGCCACTTGGCCACAGGCCTTGCCAATGGCGATATTTTCACCACAGATTCTCAAGGAATTGGGTTCCACCGCCCTGCAGTCACAGTTCCTCGAAGCTCTGGTCTGGAAAGGCATGATAGGCGTTGCAGAGGCCGCTAGACAGGTACGCAGATGCAGCTTCCAATCTGCTTTCGAGCTGATGAGGGAGCGTGTTGGCCAGCTTTCAACGACTGAAATCAACGAAGTGTCTGATCTCATGTACGAACTCCGGGCGGTGGCCTAGATGCGGATCGTTTGCGCTCGCTGCAAAACTATCATGGAGTGGGATGGGTCGATGCCAGGTCTGAAATGCAAAAAATGCGGACGGCGCGGGCCATTCATACGGTCCCAGCATGCTATCTTAAAAAACCTCATTGACGGTGACCCCAATGCGCTCATAGAGCAGTTCTCAGAGGGCCTGGAATGACTCAATCCACCCTCGCCGCCTTTTCAGAGCCCGCACCAGTGCAACATTGCGCAACGTTGCAGGATGAGCTGCAGAACTGCTACACCTGCCACACAATGCACACCATCATTGGCGACCGCTGCCGGTGCGTCTTTCTCGGAAAGGGCCAGCCAATTCCAGTATGGTGTCGTGACTGGTGGCCAACAGATCCGCTGATATTCTGGCCGCCGTTAGCGCCCAACTTCAGCACTCCAAAGAAGTGGCTAGGCCGGAGCTGAGATGGCAAATGTCACTCCTCTTGCACCACAGAACATTCTGGCCTTCCGGGCGGCTGCAGACCTCTGCAGCAGCGAACCCACACAACTCAGGAGAACAATCGAGGTGCTGGAGGGGCGGATCAGCTCCCAGGACGAGCTGATTGAGAGACAGCTCCAGTACATACAGGAGCTGGAAAAAAAGCTGGAACAGAGGCCAACACCTCACTCTGCGACAGACGACTCCGAGGTAGACAGACTCAAAGAGAGGAACAAGCGCCTGGAAGAAGCCCAGGAACACCTGCAGGACGGATTCGATACGTTGTTTCATGTCGAGATAGACAATCTCAAAAATAGCCTGGAAATGCTGGAAAAGCTGCCGGACAGCCCAGAGGCAAGAAGCCTCTATGTCAGGTGCAAAAAGCAGTCCAGGGCGATCAGTCGAGCCAAGGATCTAGGCCAGGCCTCGCCACTCAATGCACTCCGCCAGATGGCAGATCTTGAGAAAGAGATTGCCCAGTTCATTATAGGCCGGCCTCTGCTGACTTTCACGAAATCGGACCGTTACCGGGCCGAGGTCCTGCTTGCCACCCTTAGCAGGAATGCCAAACCCATCTCGACTCTCGAGGCCACAAGGATCCTGGGCGAGGCAGAGGACAAGACCATCGATCCCAAGCAAGCCCTGAGAGCAATGCGCTGGGCAGCGAATTCCCATCCCGATCAAGCCAAATTTGAGAAACGAGGAGCCAGGAAAAAAGCATGGCTCTGCAAAATCAATATCATGGAGACTAATAAGTAATGCACAACGTCGACTGCTTCATGTTGACAACTTGTCAAGATCCGGACGACCTTGACAATTTGTCAAGGTGCTCCCATGAAGCTCCAGGAGGAGCCGAGACGGGGCGATTTTCCCAGGAGGGATTATCCTAGAGAGAAATTGCCTTAGAAGATAAATCAGGTCTACTGTATCATATTGACAGTTTGTCAAGGTTAGTGTATCGTGTCTTTGTCCAGGGGGATAGTCCGGGGGTTCCGGGGGTCCCCGAGAGAGAAGAGCACCTTGACAAGTTGTCAAGGAAGCGCAGTTGATTACAAATCAAGTTTGCTGGAGTTACTAAAATGCAGATGCACGCAATTGCCACGGAGCTGGGTGAGGACTGGTCCGGACCATTCACTGATCCCGTCCTCGCTAAGAAGATCCTGGCCATCGTCAGGCAGCTCGATCCTGGTGCGGAGATCATCAGCCGAGAGTCAGATCCCTACAGAGAGCAGATCGAAGCCGGCCTGCAGCCCTACCAGATCCTGGTCGAGGTCATCGGAGGAGAGCCACAGCTTCCTGCAACGGTGAGCCTCTCCTGGCCGCCTGCCGCCACAGAAGGTATCCAGGAAGGCACGCCGGAGCATACGAGCTACTTCTGTTGGGCAAAGAGCGAAAAAGACGCTCTACTCAGGTTGGCCCGGCTCAACAAAGCAACACCAAGAACAAAAGTGGAGGCTGCTTAAATGGTCCGTTGTGATGATTTTTATCGCAAGTGGCAGCAGGCCGGGAATTTCTGCGAGAAACATCCCGATACCGCTGCACGGATAGACCGATTCTTGGATGAGATCATCCCCCTCCTTCGAGATGAAGTGGCAAAAAGTGAAATATTAAATCAAGAAAATACGCCGATCGGCGGAATACTTACAGAGAACGCGAGTCGCCCCCTGGTTAGAGTAGAATCTCCCGACACTAGGCAAAAGGTCGTTGAACAGATCGTAAAGACCTCCGAAGAAAAAATGATGGGGGGGCAACATCCTCAAGTGACTGAAAGGGAAGTCTCTCAAATCATTGCCAAAGTCAAAGGCGAACCTGGCAAGGAGGGGATGTCTGAGCCAGCTCGTCCCCCCATCCATCTAGCAAAAGAGCCTCGCCCCAACCCAGTCGAAGCCGTCCAAAATTGGCTCGACGACCTTGAAGCAAAGCAGGACATGCCCGCCATTCCAAGGTATATGACAGATTTGCTTGACCTCAAGTCGATCAAGTCCATGTCGGAGTATCTGCCATGTCCTTGTTGTGGTAAGCCGGGGATATTGGTTTGGAAATGTTGCGGCAGCACGATAGACGATGCAATATCAAGTGCTCAACAAGTAGCAGACAGAAAGATCGAGAAGGCAAATGCAGAGTTCCGCGCCCGAAGGGAGGCCGCGCAATGAGGGCCCCTGTTATGATCCGAAAGAAAGACCGGATGCCAGAATATTATCCCGTTTTCGAAGATCTTGCTACGCCTATCGGATTAGCCAGCAAGCTAGATCCAGAAGCCAAAATTGTTAGACTTGTAGGCAAGACCAAGTCAATCCGTAAAATCAGGGACCATACTTCTGAATGGAAAAATACAGATGGCTATGGTAGCATGCGCATTGTTAAGCAGGAGGGGTTTAACGCTGAGTATGTACTGAACTGCCTAAGCAAAAAGGGAAACCACATTGAGCAGGAATATAAGATAAAAGATCTGGCCGAAGAAGTCCTAAGTTCCGAGATCCCGGAAATGGTAATCAAACATGTTGATTATCTCCGGTCTGCAGCAAAATCCTGTGAGATCTGCGATGTAAACGGCATAGAGTCCTTACTGATTTCTCATGAGAACAGCGACCCGGGCCCAATAGAACCCATAAATGGCCGGCCAATCACCCATGCTCACTATTTCCTTGAAAAAATGACTGAAAACCATCAACGAGGTATCTATCCCGACACGAGTGTCCAGCGATATATGAGGGGAGTACTACATCTCGTAGCGATGCGGGGGAACGACGGCACAAAGCTCGTGCCCTCAAACGATTTCCTGCCCGTACCCTACGGCCAGCAGGCAGTTGAGTCCATAATCACGCCTTGGACTCGTGAAAGATGGTGGACTGCAGTCAGAAAACCTGCCATGCGGTGCATTCCTGCGTGGCAAGCAACTCTTACGGGCGATTTCCGGGGTAGGGCAGTAGCATGAACGCTCTTCAAGCCGCTAAGGACTACGCTTCCGAGGAGGGCTTCGACTTCGCAGAGCTTCCAGACGGCTCTGTGGAGGTCTTCCATCCAAGAGGATCCGCCAACATAACCCCGGACGGCCAGGTCCGGGCCGACGCGAACCCGCGGCTCAGAGAAGTTCTGGAGCGCAAGATCGCCCAGGCCAGGGCCAAAGACGCCCAGCTCCAGGAAGATCCCTCGGGCCGGGCCACCATCAAATTCTCCGCAGAATACGCCAAGATGCCACTGGAAGTCACGGCCAGGATCTCTGAGACAATGCTCCTCGGCGTTCTGAAGGTCAAGCGGGCTCAGCTCTCGGCTGAGTTCCTGGAATGGGATACCAAGTTCGCCAACCGTCCCGGCAACTTCCCTCTGCCAGCGGGCCAGGAGTTCCTGGTTCTGATGCTCCTCACTGCCGGCCAGCTCTGGACTACCATCCGGGCAGCCTGGCCTCCGGAGAAAGAGGAGTACTACCGCTCACACATCGGTGAGCTGGTCAATATCGAAATCCAAGGAGAGCATTCAGCATGAACGTAACTCTTTCAGAGGTTGTCTACAGGGCGATCTTTCCGCCAGAGGGGGCGATTCCCCTCAAAGCAAAGAGGAACATCCAAGCAATCGACGCACGAATCAAGGAGATCAAAGAGTTAGCAGAGGGCAAAGCAGTCGAGGGCATGACCCGCAGGATCTCCAGTCTGAGTGAGTCCAAGCGCCTCACGGAGCAGATAGTCCAGCTCCGGGATAGCTGCAGCCCGCCGATGAGCTACAGGGAGATAATGCGACAGTTGGGCTATTGCATCACCCCAGACGCAGCCAGGAATCGTTATGACGACTACAAAAAGAGAATGCTGCGACAAGAAGGCTACTCCGCATTAACCGGGGATGACCATATCGTTGAAGCCGACGAAATGGTCAAGCCTGAACCTGCTGAGAAAGCAGAGCCTATCCGGGCCACCTCAACTCCCCCAGAAGGCCGAGATCAGCCAGATCAGAGCCCAACTATCCAGGAACCCCAGACAGTTGATGGCGAGGGAACTATCCAGGAATCCTCGAAAGCAGAAAAACCCGAGAAAGACAATAAAGCGCATGACCTCACGCCCTCAGAAGCAGGAAAGATCCTTGGTCCAAGAATCCCGCATACCGAGGATGACTGGATTTTGCAGGAGAAAACCAACGGAAAAACGTTCACACAGATCCGTTCATATCTACAAGCCAGAGGCATCTCATGCACCATGAATGATGTGATGTCTCGTTACTATGCTGTGAAGCGGAAGCATGACCGAGATGCAGCAGGGAAAAAGTCGCCCCAGACTCCAACGACAAGAGAGCTCGGGCAGCAACACAAGCAAGATCGCAGAGCCGGCCCGGAGCCCAAGAGCTTTGGCAGAGCTGAGCTGGACCAGAAGATCTGGACTGCCTGGAAGGCTGGAAAGACTCCTGATCAGATATCTGACGAACTCTGTGCCGAGGGGCTGTATTTTGGAAAAGGGTCCGTAACCGCCAGGCTCAGGGCACAGGGGGCAGACTTGTGAAGGCCAAACGCGAGACCGAGAAGCAAGAGGCCCTGGGCCACCTGGTCTACTTCAAGGAAATGCTCGCTGCTCACGAACTGGCTCTCAGGCGCATGGAGAACAACATCAAGATCTGCCGGAAGAACATCAAGCTCTGGGAGAGCCGCATAGAGAAGATGGAGAGAAGAGCTTGATCTTTACTGATCTGCAGATATTAACACTAGTCCGGGCCCACCCCGGACTGAATCTCTACCAACTCACCAAGAAGGCTCAGGAAGAAATGAGCATAGGCGGAAAGTGCAACTGGACCATAGGCAAGGTCCAGAAGTCGGTAGAGCGGCTCAAGGGAGATAAGAAAGTCCAAACCCGGTATGTTGTCGAGAGGCAGCGGACGTGTCAACAAGTCTATGCAACAGTCTAAACTCAGATAATATTATCCAGGGTAGATCTGTAATAGATGAGGAGAGAGAATTTCAGCCCACAACGGAAGATTTTGGCCGCGATTTCACCAGGTGCCTGGTCAAAAGTCCTCAATTCCGTGCAATCTGGCTCGGCGGATGTGTAGAGCAACACCTGATTCTCCGAAAGCAGATTGACATAGACGAACGAGGGCGGCTGCTATACAATGGCAAGCCCTACAAGAGAAACACCTGGTGCCGATACTTCATGGGTGACTGTGAGCTATACGGCCCGCCGAAAGTAATTCGGCAAATGGGTCGGATAGCAAAGGAAGTTCCCAATCCTGCGAATAACAATCCGGAGATTAGTATAGTCACAGTAGGTGGCGAAGTCCTTCGCCTGGACGCTTGTCCTTGTGGCGGAGAGCTGATCCGGGATCATCGGGGAGCATTGTACTGCTCCAATTGTTTTATAATCTACGAGTGACCATGTCCGATCTTTCTCGCACAAAACTCTTCTGGCATGGCACAAAGGGCCGCAATGCCGCGAAGGTGGCAGAAAAGCAAGCGCAAGAGAAGCTTAGCGCTCAGATGGCTCGTGAACGGGTTGAGGCCAGGTATCGGGAGCTACAAGAGGATGCCGAACGGCGAGCGAGTCGAGCAGGAACTGAAGCCCAGCGAGAGGGCGCTCCTGAAGGCCGGCCCGGCAAAGCCCCATGACGCAGAATATCATCATCCCAAGTTTCCAATTTTATACGAGATAATCAATGGATCATGAACCGGCCAGGTCCCAATCATCCGGCCAGCGATTCCTTATGAATTATAAGGAAAAATATAAATTTTTCAAATTATTTGCGATAATGAATCTGGACGGTATTCACTTATTTCCCTGGAAATTGCCCATGCATAGCCATATGTCTGATTGAACAATCAGCACGGGACATATCTGCTCTCAAAATATAGAGATAGCACTTCTCTTGAATACAGCTCTGATTCAGAAACGGACAGATCTTAATTTCGGATGCCATAAATAGTATCGTACTTCAAATGGCTATAAATCTTTCTATTGTTGCGAAACCACGCTGAGTTGAGCAGATCTTAGTCACCCTCGTGATCAACTTGGCCAGGTAGCCTTCTTCTTGGCGGATCTCCCTCTCGCCTTAGTGATATACGACCTGGCCCGCCGTTCTAATTCAAATGTCGGTTTTGTGTCGCAAATGTCGTATCTGTAATAAGTTTGTTGATAGTGGTTTTCTTGGCTAATACGAAAGTTACTCCTGAGATTGAGAAGTTCATTTTCACGAACCGGGCTCTTTCAGGTGGGGCGCTGAAGGACCAAATATCTAAGAAATTCAAGATAGTAATAACAGCGCGCTCGGTAGAGAGGTATCTTGCAAAGGCTCGGGCAGATGCCGCTACAGATAACGCCGCCAAGGTCGAGGCAGTTCGCTCAAAGATTCTTGATGATGCAGATAAATGGGCTAACAAGTACCTGAAGTATACCGACGAGGAGATAGAAAGCCTCAGGAGACTCATTAAAGCCAGCGAGGTAGGTGAACATCCCATAGCACTTGAAACTGCCAGGGACAGACTGGCAGCAAGTCAAGCCCTTCAACGGTTGTTATCAACTATAATAGATTTTGTAAAACCGACATCCGAAACCAAAATAGAAATCAAGCAAGACCTATCAAAATTATCTGACGAAGAGTTGAAGCAACTTGAGGCTCTGGCCGCCAAGCTTGAAGGAAATACAGCAAGAGAAAGCTAGACGCCACCTGATTGATTTCTATCAGTACCTTCGACCCGACTATAACATCAACTGGCATCATCGGCTCATTTGCGAACGCCTGGATGACCTCCTTGCCGGAAAGATCTCGAACCTGATGATATTCACCCATCCCAGGGCCGGAAAGTCTGAGATCGGCTCCAGGATGTTTCCAGCATATGCCTTTGGGCGAAATCCAGACATACAGATCATAGGGACCAGCTACGGCGCTGATCTGGCCTCCAGGATGAACCGAGATGTCCAGAGGATCATAATCAGCCCAGCTTACAAGAACGTCTTTCCCGACACGAACCTGAGCGAAAAAAATATCCGCACTACCTCTCAGGGCAATTATCTCAGGAACAATGATATTTTTGAGATAGTAGGTCACAAAGGTGTCTATGTCTGTGCCGGTGTCAACGGCGCGATCACTGGCATGGGCTATGATATCGGAATAATCGATGATCCGGTAAAGGACCGAGCCCAGGCCGAATCCCTGACATACAGAGACAATGCCTGGGACTGGTTCGTCTCGACCTTCTATACCCGCTCAGAAAAGAAAGCCAGGATGCTTGTCATCCTTACTCGCTGGCACAGTGACGACCTGGCGGGACGGCTTCTAAAGAAAGGAGAGGAAGATCTGGAAGCCGAGCAGTGGACAGTGCTCAATCTCCCTGCTATCGCAGAGGCTCCCATCCCACCATACGACCCTAGAAAGCCCGGGGACGCGCTTTGGCCCTGGAAATACGATGTTGTCGCCCTTCGAAAGAAAGAGGCGATGGTCGGCCCCTATGAATGGGAGGCCATGTGGCAACAGCGACCTCCAGACAGCAAATACAGCATGTTCAGCCTTGATGGCCTGAAGCTCGTGGATCCGGCGACGGTCGATCTGGATCAATGCAAGTTCCACGGTGCCCTTGACCCCAGCGAAGGCGGGCACGATTATGCGGCAATCAGCACAATTGCCATACTGCCTGACAATCGTTGGCTCGTTTGGGACTGTGACCTGGCCGTAGAAACCCAAGAGAAATCCCTGGAAAAGATCCTGGAAAAGCATGAGCTGTTCAAGTATGAGCTATTCCGCATAGAAGCCAACTCCCTTGGCATAGCAAAAGATGCCTGGAAAAGAGGCGACAGAAGCACATTTGAGATTCTCCTTCGCCAGAGACAGAAGGAAGAGGCCCTTGTGGTGCCCTATGAGATGTTCTGGAACACGGCCAACAAGGAGAACAGGATCCGGTCTCTTCTGCCACATTACAATAACGGGCAGCTCTGTTTCCGCTCTGACTGGGCGCGGAAATACAAGAAGCTGCTATACATGTTCAAATCATTCCCAAATGCTGATTTCGATGACGGTCCAGACACCATAGAGATGATAGTGTCTGGTGTACTGAATAGTCATGTGATGGAGCCTTCTGAATGGCGGCCACCTATAGACCAGCCAGAAGGCATTTTCTGAGGTACAATGTTCACCAACTTCCGCAAACGTCTGGCCCGTGCAATCTACCACGTCGATGCGTCCGCCTTGGTCGACCCGGCAGGCTCTGAATATGCCTACCACAGCGGCTATGATGACACCAGGCTCGATGCCGAGAAGCTGCTGGCCATCTCCGAGATGGGAGACGTTGACCGCATACTCTGGCAGCTCATCATGCTCATTCTACATGACCGGGACATGAAGATCATAACGCCCGAAGGCCAAGATGCTTCTACGCTAGCGGAGAAGTCCAACCTCGTACGACAGGCTCTCTGGCGGATTGATGCCAGGCTCGACACTGGCACCCTCATGGCCCAGACATGGGTTGATCAGGTGGTCGAGGGCTCGGGATTGGTGGAGCTGGGCTTACCAGTAGACGAAACCGGCCAGCAGACCGGCTGGGGTAACGTCGACGGCTGGAAGGCTCCGGAATGGGCGACGTATCTTGATGCTCCGAGCTTCCAGGACGCCCCGGCCTCTGCCCTCAATCCTCAGCAGTTCGTTACAGGCCGGATCTTGGGGGGGATAGTTTGGGACATATCCAAGCGGGAGATGCAGTACTGGCAGACCCAGAGAATGGGCGAACTACCTACACGCATCCCATCTGGCCGGATCCTGCATATCCGAGACAGAAGAGCTAGGTATCCGGACGGCAAATCTTACCTGGCGGGCATAGCGCCCACAGTGGCTCAACTGGAGATTGTCAGGTCATCATTGGTCAAGCGAATTATCAGGACCGGCGTCCCTCCGGTCATGTTCAAGGTCAATGAGCTGAGGGACGCTAAGGGTGATCTGCTGCCCGATCCATTCGGTAAGGCGCAACCCAGATTCAAGGCGGCCTATGATGCCATCATAAAGGTAGCCAAGAACTGGGGCAACAACGTCGTCTCAATCCTCTGGCCAGAGCACGAGGCCATTCCACTGCAGATGCCCAACATAGAGGACATGACGAAGGTAGATGCCTATTTCCTGGGCCTGATCCTGAAGCACCTCATCCCCCGGGATTGGGTAGAGCAGAACGGCCAGGCTATCTCCAAGTCCTCTATGCCTCTCCTGGACCTGGCCATGATGGTAGTCCAGGGCTGGAGGGAGATTATCTCAGAGCCCTACGAAAAGCTCTATACGGCCATCCTGGAGGCCAATGGCTTTACTGACTGGGCCGTAGAGTTCACTTACAAGGATCCTGATGTATCTGACAAAGGCAAGGAAAAGGATCGCAGCCTAGCGGCATACATCGCCAAGGCAATAACGCTGGACAGGTACTACCAAGAAACGGGCCGGAACGCACCGACAAAGGAAGAGCGGATCGAACTCGGCTTACTTAGCGAAGAAGGCGGGGAAGGAAACGTCCCGCCCACACACGCGCCAGGAAAACCGGCCATGCCCACGGCTAAGGCAGAGGCATAAATGACGATCGCAGAGGCCGATGTCATCCAGGCGGTGAAAGATCGCTCGATCTTCACAGTCCAGACCAAAGCCGAGCATGACGCCAGCCCGGCCACAAACACAGCAGCCGACATTCTTTATGATTCCAGCGGCAGGACTCAGAGCAATTTCTCAGCCTTATATCTGGAAGCTCAGGACATATTAGAAACGGACTTGGCAGAAGGTGGTAAGATCGCCACCGATGCCCAGAAGATCCGGCTCTATGCTCTGCTCATAGCCGATGCCCACACGAAAAAGATAGATCCGAACTGGGCTGCTCAGGCCGTGTCGTTCTACCAGGAGTCAGTCACCCGCTCCTATGCAAGTGCTGGCGACAAGGCAATGACAGGATACGGGGCGGCTTACAAGGCGTTGCTGTCCAAGCTCACTTCTGTCGATAATTCGCCAACTGAAGCCGTAGATGAAATAATAGAGACCAGGGACAGCGAGAATTACCCCGACGAATATCGGCTCTCGACTCTGAGGAATGATTTCATTTGAGACCACTTCGCCCCTTGCTGGAAACATGCACCTGGAAACATGTTTCGGGCTCCGGACTCTATGGTCCGACATATACGACTTCAACTATCAACTGCAGCATAAATTTCGTATCCAAGCAGGTGCAGACACAAAACGCGGATACGATTGTCTGTAGTGCCTTGGTGACGTGCTATGAGGCCGTCATGCCGGGCGATATCCTCACGCTCACAGATCCAGGTTCAGGCGTGGCCAGGGACTTCCCGGTGAAAGGCCTGGTAAAAGTCGCCAATGCGATCAATCCCGAAGTTCCTTCACGAGTGGTGGCGTTGTGATTTATTCCCAGATGTGAATTTTCTGGGATATTCTGCCCCGCCTATCTTCGAACACCATCACGTCTAAGATTCGCTCTTTGGGCCGTCCATTTATGCCCTCCATCAGGTCTTCGATATTCAGAACTCTCACTCCAACAGGCACAGAATAGTCGCTTACCATGAGTGGTAATTGTTGGCCATAATATAAATAATTGAAGAATTGCCATGCCCTACCCTGAAGACTTGCTGGCCGCCGAAGACAATGCAGCGGCCCAGCTCGAAAAAGAATTCCTGGACTCCGTAAAAGTCACTGTCAAACAAATCGACTGGGATAAGCTGGAGAAGGATCTCGCCGACCACGCGGCAGGTGCTGATATCGTCGATGGCCTGCCATGGGAAGAGTACGACCCAGAGAAGGTACTCAAGAACCTTTTCGAGGCGGGCCTTGAGGTACATGGTGAATACATCGGCTCGGTGAAGGGCGGAGCGATATTTGACTACGTAGATCCTCATGCGCTTGATTGGATTTCGCAATATGGCGCGGATGAGATCAAGTACATTTCCGATTCTCAGAAAGAAGCCATCAAGAAGATCATCCTGGATGGCTACCAGAACGGTGTCACTGTCAAAGAGCAAGCCAGGCAAATCCGTGAGCACATTGGCCTGGATCCTCAACGCTTCGAGACCCTGCAGAAGTATGCCGAGAACCTTTTTGCGAAAGGCAAGTCCGAAGCCGAAGTCTGGCGACTCGTCGAGAAGAGGGGCAAAGCACTCCTCATGAGCCGGGCCAACACGATAGCGGTCAACGAGGCATCAGAAGCCGCAGGGCGGGCCGCCTACGAATCGACCAAGAGCGCCGTGATGAGGGGCGTCATAGATCCGAATCTGTACGAAGGATTTCGTATTGTTACGGGCGATGATCGAACTTGCACTGCCTGTATGGACGTGGAAGGCGAAGCCCGGACTCTTCCGGATGGGACATATCCATCATCAGGCTCACAGATAGCGAAAAAACATACTTGTTGCAGATGCGTAGAAGGCCTTCGTGAAATCAAACGTCGTGGTGATAGCCTAATGCATTTTGATTCTATCCAGATCGGCGGGCACATCGTAGAAAAAACCGACCTGATCACTGTCGTCTCTGGCCGCCTCATGGAAGAGGGCGTGCAGAATGGAGGACTGAAGCGTTGGGAGTCGTTTTGCGATCCTGAAGGCCTCCAGGGGTGCATGTGGTTTGAAGGCGTGCCGATCGTGAAGTATGCCCATCCTCCGGGAAAAGTCG